ATAGTGAGTTGTAATTGTTTTAGTTGTTTCAGTTCCATCAGTAGAACGAATGATGACTTGAATATCTGAATCTGCGAATATCTTGAATGTGTATGAGAATGTAGTTGTAGAGTTATCACCACTATAACTGTTTCTAACTGTAGTTGAAGATATTGTCATAAAGTTCCTTTATTATATTTTATTGTTTGTGTCTATATTATTTAATATCTTTTATTGCATCCAAAGAGTATTTACTTATATCAATCATATTACGATACATTTCATCTATTAATTGTCTTTTCTCATTTGGAGAAAGAAACTTACTGTTATAAGTATCTCTAACTCTTTTATCTAAATCTTGTACTAATCTGTAAGTTGATTTTAAAACAGTAGCTTCTACTGGAAGATTAGTTAGTAATTTATTAGCTTCTTCAAAGTTACCAGCTTTTTGTAAAGTATCTATTGAGTTAAATATTTTATTAACCTTTTCATATTTATCATAGAATGTAGTTATATACTCAGAGCCAGCTGAAGGATTACGCACAACAAATGCTCTAATAATTGGTATATCTGATAATGTTTCTTCTGGTTTGATAGGATCATCTATAATACCAGAAGCAATTAATGCTTTATCTAATGTTGTTGTAAATGTTCTACCTAATGTACCAGTCCAGTTATTTATAGTTGATTCAATTCTAACAGGAGATGATATTCCAGAATATTCACCAGATATTTGTCTAATTAATTTTCCTAATATTTTAGATGTTTCAGAAGTATACTCTGTATATTGATACTCAGGTAATAATCCCTCTAAAGATCTTGGCACTATTGGTTTTTTAGTAAATAAACTTTTATTACTCCATGCTTCTACTAAAGGCTTGGCAATATCAGGAACTGGCATTAAACTTGTTGCATTATCAAATGCTAAAGTTTCTACAAATTTTTTAATTGCAGTTGGATCTTCTGTTTTAACAAAATCTAAAAGTCTTTCTGGTAAAGTTCCAAATACATAACCCAATTCAAATGGTTTAGGTATTCTCCAAACAATAGTATCTTTACCTTCACCAGTAATTACAATCCAAAATAAATCTTTTTGCCACTGAGGTAATTCTTTATATCTTTCATCTTCATTATTTGCGATCCAAAGAAGAATAGATGGTAAAGTAATACTAGCACCAACTGTATATAAGGCTTTTGATCTTGTTTCTGGACTCTTAAATGTTTCGTATAATTTTAAATAACCTTGAACCCTAGCATTAAAAAATGCAACTACAGAATTAACTGCAGCCATTTTTGCACCCATTCTTTGAAAATCTAAAGATATATTTTTAGATTCAAAACCACCACGTTCAACAGCTTGTTTGTGTGTTAAACCATTTTTGATTGAAGTGTTATAAGATTTTATATACTCACCAAGTCTTGTAGCGTTTTCAAAAAACTCAGTCATTATTCTTAATGCTTCTAATGGTTTGGTAATAATATTATAAACTGGTCTTGATGTTAATTCTTTTGCGATATTTTTTGAAAAATAATTTCTATCAAATGCAACATAAGAAGATTGTGGTCCACCAGATTTAATCCAATCTTGATATATTTTAGATTCTTTTTCTTTACCAAGTTTAGAATAAATTTGAGTTAGCATTCCTCTTGCTGTATCTAATCCTAAAACAAATCCATTTCTACTAAACACAGTAGCAGACACTGTATCTCTCATTGCGTTTCTTAAAAAAAACTCAGGTGCTAATGTAGCTCCAGCTCTTAATGTTCTTGTTGGTAAACTAATAATACTACTAACTAATCTTTGTGATACATCAGTTGAATATTTCCAAGATCTAGATAAGTCAGAACCTAAATCCCAAACTTCTCTTTTACCATCTCTAAATACAGCAACTTCAGTTTTGCCAAGTTGTTGTTGGTTTCTTCTAAATACTTCAAAGTTTTCTAATGCAGTTTTATCTATTTTAGATATATCAGGAACAACATTTTCTAATTCTTCTAATGTAATCTTGGTTTTTGTCATTTTAGGTTTTGACTTAGACACATCTTTAAATGCTGTAGGATCTATTGCTTTAGTTTGCTCAACCATTTTGACAAACTCAACTAATGAACGATTACGTTCAACTAATGTTACAAAGTGTAATGTATTTTTATAAATGCTTTCAATAGGATCTACGATAACTTTATCGCTACCTTTAAATCTTTTAAGAGGATTGGCAACTGATTTAGAAATAGATCCATCTTTACCAGCATCTTCTAATACTCTAAAGAAAGGAACATAATCTTTATTTGCTTCAAGCATAACATTAAATGTCTTTTCATTTATAATTCCTGAATCTCTTAAATATTTTAATAAATTATTTTGATATTCTCCTAATTGTTTAAATGTTTCTTTGTATTTAGAATCTAATTTTCTAACTGTATTTTCTGCAGCTTTAATATCAATACCAGTTTCATATCCTTGTTTAGATTTTTCTATTGCTCTTTTTGAAATTGCATACGCACCAAATTCTTTATAAGTTGCTGTATCTTTAGTTATTGGTTCTAATATTGTTATTAATGGTTGGCTTTTATTTTCTAAAGTTTTAAAATCTAATGCTCCATATTTTAAAAAATGTTCACCTCTGCTAATCATTCCAGGTTGAAGTCTAGCAAGTTCATAAGGATTAAGCGTTCCTTCTTGTACTTTAACTCCTACTTTTTCAGCTTCAGCAACCGCTCTTGATATTGGATGTAATCTATCTAACCAATTAAATACTAAGTTGTTTTTTAAATCTTTAAAAGATGTTTTAACTTCTACAGGATCAAATGATATTTTTTCTTGTACTTTAGCAACATCAACATCTATAGATTTTTCTGATTTAATTGTTTCTACAACTTTTGGTGGTTCTACTTTTTTTTCAACTATAGGCTCATAAGTTCTAGCTATTTCAATATTTCTACTACCAGTGTCTTCTCTAATAGTTGGATCTACAATAGAATCTTCATAAATCTCTGCAGGTTTTTTACCTGTCTTTTTAACTTGTTCTATTGCTTTTCTTACACCAACTTCTCCTAATCCAAATGCTGCAAAGAATCCTGTTGAATATATTAATTCATCTTTTGTGGGAAGTTCGCCTCTAATAGCCGCACCAGTTCCTTCAAATCCAACAACTTGTGCTGCAAGTTTTCCAAAATAGTTTTGACCAACTGGTCCAAGAAATGATGGAAGTTTAGATGCTACAACTAATTGTGCTGCTTCTGTTCCACCTGCTTTAATTCCTTCATTAACAAATATTTTCCACCATTCTTCAAATGTATCTACTTCTCCTTTTTCTAAAGCTGTAATATACATTTGTCTTGTAGCACCACCAACAAATCCAGCACCAGCTGTTGCACCTATTGGTCCAGCAGGAGAACCAGCTAATGCACCACCTAGATAATAAGGTAGATCTGCAAATAAAGTTGCACCTCTTTCTATAAATCCTTCTACATATCCAGTATCTTCTGGTTCTTTTGTAGTAAATACATCTGGTAATACACCAGTTGTTTCGTATGCTTTTCTTAATGAGTTAATTGATTTACCAAATCCTCTTTCAAGATAAAGATCATAATCAAATTCTTTACCAACTAATCCTTCTTGAACAACAGTTCTTGCTTCTTCTTTTTTCTTTCCAACTTGAACCACTGGTTGAACTATTGAATCTTTAATGGATTGCCAATAACTTTTGATTTCAGTTGTATCTGTTTCTTTAATACCAAAGTATTGGTTTACTTCTTGATTATTAAATCCAGCATTAAGTAATTGTTTAGATTCTTTAGCAACATAATCTTGAATCTCTTGGTCATTAAAACCAGCATCTTTTAACTGATTCAGATCCATTTATTTACCTATTCTTTTTTTATAATCTGCTACTGATTCGCCTGGTAATCTCTGTGTTGTTACTTTTTTAATGTCTTGTTGAACAACTCCTTGATATAATCCTTTCATAATCTCTGCTGAATCTGGAATATATTTATATAAATCTTTTGCTATGTAGTCTGGAGATTTAGGATTTAATAAATCATTTGTATTCTTTTTAGTTGCAATACCATTTTGAAATCTTGAATACATTTCATTATAAAAAACATCTAATCTATTATTGTAATCAGAATCTAAATTTTTATAGTTGGGACTTTTCTTTACAGCTACAGATGCTTTATCAATAAAATCAAAAAACTTTTTATGTTGATCTACAAATTGAGGATTATCAATATTTTGAAATATTTTACCAAATGTACTATAAGATTCTTTAGAAAACTTATCACTTCTATCCAATATAGATTTAGATGTTAATTCAAATCCAGATCTAAAATCTTGTTGTAAGTTTTTAATATCACCATTTAATATTTTTTTACTTACTTCTAAAACATTATCAAAATCTGGAACTTTAGTTATTTTA